GTTTCCTTCGTCGGCTTGGTTTGACACCACAGCCGGAACCGGCCCTCCATGCTCACCGACGACTCCTCCACGTCGGGGCGCACAATGCACGCCACTTTGATGAATTCGTTGAACTTCTGCGTCAGCTCGTCCTCCGGAAGCAGCACGTTCTGATAGACGGATTGGTGACCCGCCGCAACCACCTCCAGCTCCTGCTTCTGTTTGGCCACGAGTTCCCGCAACTCGTTCAGTTCCTGTTCCTGTTTTGCCGCCATTTTTTGCAGTTCAGGGTTCTCGGCTTCCAGCATCTCGTTGCGCTGCATCAGTCGGTTGAAATTGTCAATGCTGTACGTGCGCGAATGAATGATGTCGGCGATGTGTTTCTTCAGGCGCTCAATGGTGAAATTCGTGCTCTCGTATGCAATGATTTCGGTCTTGTTTTTGCCGCCCACTTCAATGCTGCGGATGTTGCGCTTGATCTTCGGATACGTCTTGATCAGATTCTCTATCTCCACCTTGTTTTGAACCCGGAAGGCGGCGACCAGCACGAAATTTTGGTATTTCTTGCGGTGGTCCATTACGCGAGTGGAGAGGTCGTTCGTGTGGCCGAATTTGATCAGCTTCTCGTTGTCGGCGTTCGTGTTGTCAATGGTGCCAAAGTAGATGCACTCTGTGTTCAACGGGAACTGGCCAATGATGGCCTGCTCCACGGCGCGCTGCTTCTCCTTCTTCGTGGATTGGATCATGGAGTCCTTTTCTTGGAGCATGGATTCCTTTTCTTGAATGACGGCGTTTTTCTGTTCCAGTTGCTGTTTGAGTTCATCCGTCTCTTCATCCACGACCTGATGCAAAACTTCCTCCATCTTCATGTAATACTCGTGGATTTCTGATGCCTTTTTTGTTTGGGCCTTCAGGCACAGCGACTTGAAACAACGAACGGTGAGCATGATGGTTTGCTTGTTTTGGCCGCCGTTCATTTTTATTTTTGGGGCATCCGACTTAGTAAGATTTTTGTAATCAATGTCAATTTTGAACTGTTTTTCCAACAAGGTCATTGCATTCACCTTTTGTTGAAATCCTAACCATTTCCATACATTGTCCAAATCAACGACGAAATCCATATTCTTGTCATAGTTCAAGTAGCAATAAAAGCTACTCACAAACAACTGTTGCTCAAATTCAGTGAATGATTGCTGAATTTTGGTCAATAGTCTGCCATTGTATTCTTGCGACAGTCGGGTGATGGGGTTTTTCTCAATCAGCTCAACGATGTTCAGCTCCTGCGGTTGTTGTTGTTGGTGTTGTTGTGTTGCGGGTTCCATGGCGATGGGTTTATACTATGCATAGGCGGACTCTGTTTAAGTTGTTTTAGGCATAATTGTTTTTATATTTTGAAAGTGTGTTTTATAAAACCGCTTTAATAAAAATTGCTTCACAATTTGTGAAACAAGATTTAAATAAAAATAATAAAAAAATTGAAATGACACGATACATGTATATGAAATGATACGCAATAAATCACAGCACACCACTTCATATAAATAATGAACCCATCGCACTTCACCCGAAATCTGGACGAGTTGTTGTCATTGGCACGACAGAAACATAATCTGGTTCATCATTTAAAGAAAAACTACAGAGAGAATGTGCATTACATTGAGACAAATTCAGCGAACACCCCCAAAACACACGGTGGTCATAACAAAATCACATTCATGCTCACGGAAGAAGCATTTGAGATATTCAAAAATTCATTCAACATGCGAAACCGATACATTGTTGACGTGAGCAAAGAAGTAAAAATTGTCAAATTTGGAATGTGCATTGAAAATCAAACCATCGGTTTCATTGCAAATGCATACAGCAATATGTTGAATGTCAAGCGGCAGCATGTCATGGGCAAATATCGCGTTGATTTGTATTTCGTTGACCACAAACTGGTGGTGGAGTGCGACGAGAACGGGCACGAAGACAGAGACCCACTTCAAGAGCAAATCAGAGAGAATTACCTGAAAGAAGCGGGGAATAAGCTGATACGATTTAATCCAAATGCAACCGGGTTTGACTTGTCCAACGTGTTGAGAGAAATAAACGCAGTGCTGTTGGCTCCGAGGCCGATTTGAGTTACGATACGATTAAGTTTGAGATAAAAGTGTCCTTGCGCCAACAAAAGCGCTTTTTTTAACATGCTACGCTGATTGGAGGAGCGCTCACGCAATTGCGTGAGCGCTTTTCACCATTTGCTCTTTTTTACGTTGATTTTGGGCCCCTTTTTACCGGAGTTTTTGGGGTCATAGTTCTCCTCTTCATCATCCGAGTGCAGATCTTTGGAGATTTCCCAGAATTCCTTAGAGCCCAGCTTGAACGGGCCGTGCTGTTGCGCCTTGTACCAGAAGATTTGCTCCTGCAGTTTGTTGGATTTCGCATTGTTATTGATCACCAAGCACTCAAAATTCTCGGTGCACTGGTCCATCACCTGACAAAAGCTCTCAAACGTGGGGAACATGCCCGCGTAGTTCTCGTAGATGCGTTTGCGATTGGCAATGTAGGGTTCGCGCAGGATAAACACGTAATCAATATTCGTGCGCAAATTGGGCGGAATGCCGAGCGGATATTGCATTGTGATGACTAACATGATCTTCCAATGACGCCCGTTCATAAATAGGAGGCGCATCATGACATCCTTGGTCCATTTGTTGTCGTAGAGACAATCGTCCAGGACGACGAAGGTGCGGGGGTCAATGGTGGAGCGTTTATACGTTTCAACCTCCTTTTTCACTTGTTTGAGGACGGCCTTTTGGCGCTTGAGGATGTTTTCAATGATGGCGGTGTTGTAAGCGTCGTGGATGAAGAGCTTTGGGACGTGGGCGGCGAAGAAGCCGTTGCCGGCCTCTGTGCCGGAAATGACGGTGCCGATGGGGATGTCCTGGTGGTGGAACATGAGGTCCTGGACGAGGAAACTTTTACCGGTGTCACGGCGGCCGATGAGGACGATAACGGGCCCCTTGTTTTCATCGGGCCTAAAGCTGATGGAGCGCATATCAAACTTTGAGAGTTCCAGATTCATTGTATTGAATTATAATTATTGATTTGCACTTAATACAATACAAATAAATAATATAACCGAATATTAAACGCGACCCGCAAAATGCATCACAAATTAACCCAAATGCATCAAAAAATAAAACGAATGACTTGGAGAGAATGGATTCAACATTTTTACTACGGCGTGCTGTATGCCTGGTACGGATTGTATGCGATAGCGCTGCTAGGTCTTGCGACGGTGGCCCCGTCATATCTTGTCACGCTGAATTCGGTGTTAAAGTATTTCATAATTGCGTTCTTGCTGGTGCGGTTCAATCCATGGACCAATCCGAATCAGGCGGCATTTACCGAATTTGATCGCACGATTGTGTTTAGCGCGGCGTTCTTTTTGCTGGCATCCACTGCCATTACGACATTTGTGCAATCGTGGATAAACTTTCATACGGAAAAAATATTGAAATAACTTATCACTAATGTACATAAAATGAAGTTATTGACAAACCGAACTGATTACACTGAAACAATCAATGTGGCTCTTAATTTGCAAGGAAAATATGAGAAATCGGTCATTTTTCATTGTTATTGGAATGGCGAATTGAGTGAAAAACACTTGTATTCGGTGTTGTCCTGTTATTATTTCAATGTGCGCCAAAACAAACACAAGATCATATTGTGGTTGGAAAATAATACGCCCAATCAATACAATGTTGAAATAGCAAAATACGCTGAAATTCAGAATTTTTCATTGATGAGTGAAATAATGAATGCACATTTTGTAAAAAATAAGTTTTATTTCAAACGTGCATTTCCTTATTATTCAGATGTAGTTAGAATGTTTTTATTGTATAATCATGGTGGCATATGGTTTGATTTAGATTGTTTCATTTTGCGAAGTTTTGACCCCCTTTTTTGCAATTTTGAGAATGAAATATGCGTTTATCAATGGGAAAACCAAAATTATCCAAACAATGCGATATGTATATCATTAGAACCGCAGTCTGAAAAAATGAGAAAAAACATTGAGTTCATAATTCAATGCAATCGTGGCTGGGGGTTTCAAGAAGCCAGTTTGACATATGATTTAGCGCTGGACATGCTTGTTCTACCATGCGCATGGTTTGACGCGGATTGGGTAAAAAATCCATACAATATCGGCACTGATAAATTTTTCAAAGACACAGACAAACCGTATGATTTTAATAATTTTTTTAAAGGAAGTTTTTGTTATCACTGGCACAATAAATGGAACAACAAAATAGACAACAACAGCATCATTGCTCAATTGGTTAGAATAATTCAAAGCAATTTATAACAGTAAATGAGGAATGTGTGTATTTGGACAAATTTGTATTATAAAGAAAAATGTCATTTATTTTATTTGCGAGTTTTTGTGATTTTTTTGTATTTTTTGTGTTTGTATTTTTTTGATTTGTTTATAACCTTTCTAGTATATTTCTTTTTTCCACCTTTTAACGGGTCACAGTTCATTCTTGGAATAGTTTTATGAAACACGGACGTTGCATTTGCAATATTCTCCTCATTCAATTCAACGCACGTTTCCATGCCTCCCATATGATCAAAATACTCTTTGATCACTTTATCCAGTTTTTCAGGTGCAACAGTTTTGCTACTTATGTCTCCGTTACGGGGAACTGCATTAAACCGTTTTATCATCAACAATGCAGATATTACATTGGATGCACTAGACACCAATGTTTTAGCCCTTTCATTAAGACTTTTTGATACAATTATTGCAACCGCTCGCAACAATGTGTTGAATTTTCGTTCCTTATACAGTTCATTCGTTTCGGAATCAATGGTCATTTCGGACTCGGTTACCTTGATTATTATAGATGACACGCAATCATTGCCAGTGAATAAACACAATACGATTTGAGGTTGAAAAAAAGAATTTATAAAAAGGTCTGTATACAATGACACACTGCTATCCGGGGGGAATGATGTGATGTAATCAATGTGCAAATGAAACCCAGGACAGGTCGGTTGAAGTGCAGCATTTAATTGATGGACAATCCTTTGTGCATTTGACAAGTCTATTAACGGTTTACATTGGCATGAAGATGATACTTGGCGTATGATTGCAAAATTGTATGGATTATCGCGACGATTTATCTCATCACTTATCATAAAAGCTTTACCAACCCCAACTCCACTTTCAAAATACGCATACAATTTGGGTTTAATTTGTTCAATGTATTCTTCAAACCCGACTGGAAATACGCCATTGTGTTTTAAGTTGAAAATGTGAATGACATCATCATATTTCATGGCAATGGCAATAAATGTAGTTGATTCCAGCGTCCACACGTATTTAACTGGACATGCACATTCTGCACTTTCACGTATTTCATAACAGATGTTGCCATTTACAGTGGTCAGCAGGCGTATATTAAGTAAAGCGTTAGAACTATAAACAATTCTTTCACCTTTTAACGGGTCACAGTTCATTCTTGGAATAGTTTCATGAAACACGGACGTTGCATTTGCAATATTCTCCTCATTCAATTCAACATACGTTTCCATGCTTTTTTTATTATGATCAAAATAATCTTTGATGACTTTATCCAGTTTTTCGGGTGCAACAGTTTTGCTGCTTATGTCTCCGTTAACTGCATTAAACCGTTTTATCATCAATAATGCGGATACCACATTGATTGCACTAGACACCAATCTTTCAGCCCTTTCATTAAGACTGGTTGATACAATTATTGCAACCGCTCGCAACAATGTGTTGAATTTTCGTTCAAAATATAGTTCATTCGTCCTAGAATCAATGGTCATTTCGGACTCGGTGACATTGATTGCTATAGATGACACGCAATTATTGCCAGTGAATAAACACAATATTATTTGAGGTTGAAAATAAGAATTCGGAGAAATATCTGAATACAAAGACACTACGCTATCCGGAGGGAATGATGAGATGTAATCAATGTGCAAATGAAACTCAGGACATTTCGGTTGGAGCGCAGCATTCAATTGATGGACAATCCTTTTTGCATTTGATAAATCGATGAACGGTTTGCATTCTGAAGATTGGCGTATGATTGCAAAATTGTGTGAATTCTTATTTATCTTGCGCCATAATCTTAGAGATTCTCCAATTAAAAGTGGTTTAAAAAAAAACTCGTATAAATTTTCCCTAATGTGGTGTTCAATGTATTCTTTAAACTTGACCGGAAATACGCCATTGTGTTTTAAGTTGAAAATGTGAATGACATTGGCATATTTTGTGGCAATAAATGTAGTTGATTTTGGCGTGAACACGTATCTAACTGGGCAGTCATCCGTTTTTATTCTGTAACAGATATTTCCATTTACAGTGGTCACCTGGCGTATATTAAGTAAATCGACTGAACTAAAAACAATGGCCATTCTTTAATTATATCATTAGATATTATTATTGTTATTATTATTATCATAAATTATTTTATGTGCATTGTATAGCAATCGACATACATAACAAAATATATTTTATAATATAATACAATCACTGCAAAATGCCTGATCTAGAGGATTTGGAGCAAGAGCTGGTGAAGCAGGCGGTTGAAAATATAGGAGCCAAGATTGGAGCCAAAAAAACGAACGACCCTAAAATGAAGGACATCATTGCCATCGTGGAGCGGTTTATAAAGAAGCACGAGCTGGTGTGTTACGGTGGCACGGCGATCAACAACATTTTGCCGGAACTAGCGCAGTTCTACGATAAAAAAACGGAGATACCCGATTATGATTTTTATTCGCCCAACGCGTTAAATGACGCGAAGGATCTGGCCGACGAGTTTTACGAGAACGGGTTTTCAGAGGTGGAGGCCAAATCCGGCATGCACCACGGCACCTACAAAGTGTTCGTGAATTTCGTGGGGATTGCGGACATCACGCAGCTGGACCCGACGCTGTTCAAGAACATTCGGGCAGAGGCGATTAAAGTGGACGGCATCCTGTATGCGCCGCCGAACCTGTTGCGTATGGGCATGTATTTGGAGCTGTCGCGCCCGGAAGGCGACGTGTCGCGCTGGGAAAAGGTGAGCAAGCGGCTGGCTTTATTGAACAAGCACCATCCGCTGAAGGCGGAGGGCTGCACGCCGGACAAATTGATGATACCGTTTCAAACGCCGAAGAAACATTACAACAATGCAAATGCGTTCAATAAGAGCCCTACCGCGGACGACATTGACACAGTCTCAAATTCTCACGAAACCGAAGAGGTGCGTCTGTTTCGCACGGTGCGAAATGCGTTCATAGACGAAGACCTAGTGTTTTTCGGTGGGTATGCCATTTCGCAGTATGCGCGGTATTTACCGAAACGCGAGAAGGCGCTGTTTGCTCAAATTCCGCACTTTGACGTGCTGTCCACCGATCCCGAGGCCAGCGCTCGCAAAGTCAAAGAACGTCTGGAAGACAACGACTTCAAGGACGTGGGTGTGACCAAACATTCGGGCATCGGCGAGATCGTGCCGGAGCATTATGAGATTGCGGTGGGCAAACTGCAGGTGGCCTTCATATACCGCCCGGTGGCGTGTCACAGTTACAACGTGATTCAGGTGGGCAAAAAACAGGTGCGCATTGCCAGCACGGACACCATGTTGAGTCTGTATTTGGCCATGATCTATTCGGAAAAGCCGTACTACGACGTCGGGCGTATTCTGTGCATGTGCAAGTACTTGTACGACATTCAGCAGCGCAACCGTCTGAAACAGACGGGGCTGTTGCGACGTTTCGGCATAACGTGCTACGGCAAGCAGGAGACGCTTGACGACATTAAGGCCGTAAAGGCTGAGAAATATCAAGAACTCAAACGCGGTGATCCTGCATATGAGGAATGGTTTTTGAAGTATTCGCCGATGGAGTATTTTGAGCACACGTATGACGTCAAAAAACACAAACTGACTGTGAAACGGTCGCCCAATGCAAAAAAAAGCCCTGGCGCAAAAAGCCCCAAAGGCACAACACCCAGTCCCAAGAGCATATACAGGAGTCCCAAGAGCACAGACGGGAGTCCCAAGAGCACAGACGGGAGTCCCATAAAGACACCCAGAATATCCAGGACACCAACTCCAAGAAAGACGCCTAAAAAGACAAAGACTGCGAAGAAGACGAAGAAGACGAAGAAGAGAAAAACCAAAAAGGCCAATGCATTCAAACAAATATTCAAATTGATAACATGAATATTGGCAAATTGAATAATGAAATTAAAATAAAATATTTGCATACAAAAAATGCAAACTTATGTGAAATGGGGTATATTCATCATGCTGATTTATTACATTGCTCGTTACAATTACAAAGAGGCGGTGCATGAATACAAAGTAGAAGGGTATGAAAACTGGTCGGCATGCGTGGAACAAGGGTACCCGAAAGACTGGTGCATGTTTACGCCCGACCCGATGGAGCCAGCACCGGGATACTGCAACTGCGGCGGTAATCGCTACGGCAGTTATCATGTGGACGGCAAGTGCAATTGCTATTTATACAATCCGCAGCTATTGCCCATGTATG